ATTCCAACTATACCAACATCTATTGTCATTTTTAGCCTCCAAGAATTTTTAGTATTTCTGCAGCCAGTTTCTGATCAACTGCACTTGCAACTTTAGCTATACGTTTTTTGGTAGTAGCTGCCTTTGATTTAGTAGTTTTCTTAGCTATCTTTCGTTCAAAGCGGACACGTTTGAGAAGTTCAATAGCCTCATCAGTTGACATGTCGCTAATTGATATATAGCCAAGGTCTTCAAGATTGGCCATTGTTTATACCTTTTGAAAGACGGTCTGTTTTATTAAGGATAGGAATCATTTCTCGTGGTTTTAACTTTCCACTGATCAAGATTCCTATAGCAATAGAGCCGTGTTCTTCTATAAGATCAAGGAGATCATCCAAGAGAATGTTAAAGATAGTCTTCCTTATTCCATAGGTAGCAATGAGCTTGTCAGCTCTCACACGTTGCTCTTCAGAGATATCAAAACTTATTCTAGGTCTGTATTCGTCATTAGTCATTTAATTACCTCCAAGTGGTAGTAGGCATTATTACTTCTTTTATTACTCTGTCTTTAAATGGGATGAGTTTTTCAATGAGGTTAATAAGATTCTTTCTTATATCAGTAGATGGAACATAACCTAAGTCATAGAGGGTTTTGCAGGTTGGATTGTAGTAGTGTTTGTCTGCTTCATTGCGAGGGTTAGGTAGGTAGGAAATGTTAGTTGGAATATTAAATCTTTCATATGCTATATCTGATACTAACGTAGCTAACTTTTCAATAGAGTAAAGATCCTCATATTGGTTCCAGGTTCTATATTCACCCTGTTCAGGAGGATTGTCTATGGCAATTGTAAGGCATTGGATAGAGTCTTGAAGTGTTAGAAATCCACGTACTTGAGATCCAGAGCCGTAGACAGTTAGAGGATGATTAGATATTGCCTGGGCACAGAAACGATTTATAGCTGTACCAAAGTACTGATCATAGTCAAAGCGAGTTAGGTCTTCTGTATCATCATTGAGACCATATACAACACCTTGCATTATGTCAGTTGAGCGGAGTCCCCAGTTACGGCAGGCAAATTCAATGTTGTGAGTGTCATGAACTTTAGAGAGATGATAGAAGGAACCAGCTTGACGAGGAAAGAGGAGGCCAGACATAGGACACTTGCCTAATGGACCTGCAGATGATATACAACAGACTTCAGGAATCTTCCCTTCAGGAATATCACAGTTAGGAGTCCCATACTCACCCATAGTGCCTATCTTAACTATATGTATGTTTGGATTAATCTCATGAATTATCCAAAGAAGGTTAAGTGTCCCTATGATATTCTCAGTTTGAGTTTCTATAGCTGTAAGTGGATTAATCATTGAATAGGGTGCAGATGGCTGCTCAGCTAAGTGAACTATTACATCTGGTGAGAAATCCATTATAAGATTTCTTACATCAACATAGTCCATATGAAGATTATAGATATATATTCCTTTACCTGAACATCTTTTATAATATGGCTTGATAGGAGTTAAAGAATCTGATTTAATAGCTTCAACTCGCTCTCGTCTTGATAGATTATCTACTCCACAGACTTCATCTCCACGTGATGAGAGATGTTGTGCAAGAGCATAACCAATATAGCCATCAATTCCTAAGATCAAAACTTTCATATTTTTCCTCCTTATTAAATAATCTAAATTTTATACCAGTCTCATTCAACATACTAACTCCAAGAGCATGATATGCTTGAGTTGAATCTACTACTATTTCAATAATTCCTGCATTGATTAGTAAGGCAGAACAATCTTTACATGGAAGTATACAGTTCATATAAAGTATTGAGCCAATAGTGCTAGCGCCAATCCTAGCGGCATTAGCGATACAATTTGCTTCAGCGTGGACTGCAGAGCATTCATTAAGACCTTCCCCACTTTTATATCCAGCTTCTTTTCTTGGGCAGATGTTTTCACAGTGATGATATCCTCTCGGAGGTCCGTTATAACCTGTTGATATAATAGAGTTATCATGTACAAGAATAGCACCTATCTGACGTGACAGGCAGGGAGATTTAGATGAGACTGCGAGGCAGATTTTGTGAAAGTAAGAGTCCCATCTATAAGTCTTTGCTATATGTGGTAAAGCACTAGGATGTATTTTATCTCCACATATAGAACAAGTAACCAGACCAGAATTTACTTTTACTAATTTACCAGATTTATAAAGTGTAGGATCACAATTAGGACAGGTCATAACAGACTCCTTTTATTACTGCTTCTCAATAACAGCGTTGTAAGTACAAAGGAGATAATTAATCTGATCTCCAAGCTTCTCTTCCCACTTTTCAACATCATGGTCAGCATCAGAAATCATATCATAGATTGAAACAGTATGCTTGGACATGTTTCCTGAGATTGCCTGAAGAACTGTCTCACCTTTCAGTGCAGCTTGCTTACGGAAGTTTGCAAGACGGTCAAAGTCAGCGCGGTATTCAGTTTTCTTTACATCTCTTACTTCCTTCGCATGTTTGAGAAGATTTCTTGCGTTTGATTCAAAGATATTATTATTCATCTTATTTCTCCTTTTAAAAAGATACTCCTGACTAAGTGCCAGGAGTACCAGATTAATTAAAAATTAATTGATCTTATTTGAAAGGGATATCATCTTCCATTTGATCAGATGGGCCAGAGATATACTTACGAACAGTATTCCCATCTCCATATTCATCATCTTTCTTAAACCCGACCTCGACCCAGCCCTCTAAGCTGACAAGATCTTCTTCCCAATCAAAAGGCTTGGAAAGGTCGATTTTGAAAGTTTTGGCAAAGTCACGAATATCCCTGATAGCATTGCCAGCTTGCTTTTCTGTAAGCTTGTCTTTATCAGAGAGGTCCCAGAAAAATCCATTGAACTCTCTTACAAGCGGCATATTAGGAACGTCATAGACAGGCTGATACCACTGTGCATCGTTCTTGTCACTTATTCCAGATCTGACAGTAATGATTCTTACAAGGACCTCTGTTCCTTTCTTAAGAATCTTAGGATCTGGTGCGTTTTTGATTTCCTCTTCCATCGTTGAGTAATCTACCATAGACATGATTTTCTCCTTGTTAAAATATTAATAGTTAGGCCTAAAGATTAATCTTATTTTTCTTATTCTGTTTCACCTCCTTTTTCTAACACTATTTTAGGCTTATCCTCATATGAATAGCCAGCTTTCTTTAAGATTTTTTTAATGTGAGGTGGTTCGATAGGATTAAGCAGACCTTTTTGTTTAAGGCGAGATCTTGCTACATATGTACCGAGTGAATCAGTAAGTATCTCACGTACAGGTGGAGTACCTCTCCCAGTTATTACATAGATCTCGTCAAATAATAAAGGGATTGTAACAACTGCCTGACCAACTGTAAAAAACCTATACTTTATACTCTTTCGTTTGATGCCAGTTTTCTTGTCGATGGAGAGAAGTTCTTCTATCTCACGGAGATGGCCAGTTAAGATAAAGTCACAAGGTAAAGACATTAATTTCTTTATATAGTTTACCATATGAACTTTCTGAGGCATATAGTCATGATTATGTTGAGGTGCTTCACCAGCTCTGTCCTTGCTACCTAGCTGATAATTCATAATTGCCTCACCAAACATAGTTGCACTATCAAGACAGTATGTCCCAAAGTTTTCAAAATACTTAATTAGTAGTCTTCGGTCTACAGCTTTCATCCAGTTTGCAAATGCTTTAGGAGTGAAAGGATCTTCGGTCTCGAAACGGGTATCAGCTATAACATCACCCGAGTCGATTACGTCTTTAAGACATTTTGTCCCACCAGGGTCAAATGAATCTATATGAATTGGCTTACGTGCAGTACGAAGTAGGTAAGTTTTGCCTGCATTGGTTTCGCCTGTTAGTAATAAAGAAAAACGTTTTTGAAGAGGGTCACCTGCGTAGTGTTTTTTGACAGCTTCGATTTCGTTTAGGTAAGTATATCCCATCTTTTTTCTCCTTGCATGAATCACAGATTAAGTGAGTTGAAGGTTTGTAATTTGATATAGATAAGTTATGGTCTGTCTTATTCCATATCTTAGTCAGTCTATTAGAAAGCTCTTTAACATCATTGACTAGTTCAGTAAATTCATCATAAAGTGACTGGGCCATCTAAGTCTTTCCTCATTGAAGATTTAACTGCAGAAGGATCCCAGAATTCAACTATGAATCCAAAGGGAGGTTCAGCTGCTGCACGTAGTGGATTAGTCCAACTTTGACAGAAGTCTAGATAAGGGCATCCACGGTAAGCAGTGCAATTATTAGGACTCATACGAAAAGCGTTCATTACATCGTCTTCTTCTTTACAGTGAGATAGTTTATCCATTTCTCTATCAAGTGAATCCATAATATCATGAGTGTTCCATAACCAGACATTCATCTGTTCGGGTGTTTTGTAAGCCTTAACTCGGTCGAATAAGACATAATAACCAGCTGGACGAGCCTTAGACCCACGTGAAAGATACTCAAATCCAGTTTGACAAAACTCAAGGCCTAAAACCTGACTCATTGGAAAGAGACAATAAAGACAGTGTGTGTAAGTTCCATTTTGCTGAGATAGATAAAACTTATCAGCATAGGAACCGTATCTTATAAAACTTGCTTTTGTAGTCTTATGGTCCATTGAGAAGATTAAACCATCTGATTTTCGTCTGAAGATAGAATCCATTCTGTAGTTCAAGAATCTTCCATTACCTATATTTACAACACCAGCTATTTCAGTAGCTTTCTGTCCATCAAATTCGACTAACTCATACTTGTCCAGATCATCTGCATATTCTTTAGCTATCTCAAGATATCCAGTGACTGCACCGAGAGGGTTTTTCGGAGCGTATTGTTGATCAGTTGACTCATCAAAAGTTTCTCTATACTCATCCATAAACTTACCATATGCACCCTGGACATCATCATAGCCGAATAATAGTTGATGTTCCCTACCAGTATGCCAAGCGTTGCCGAAGACTAAGTCATGTTGTGGGACAGCTGGACGCCATCCAAGAAGGTATTTGTAGAAAAATTTACGGTAACAGCCGATAAATTCCTCAAGTTTAGATGAATCTATCTTCTTCCATGTTTCATGTTCAGGGATTGGAAAAGTCATTTTAGCTCCTTTACAACCTTATGTAAAATCTTAGCTAATCCATCTATTGCAGCAGCTAAGTTGCCAAAAGCTGTTCCAACAATCTTAGCGTTAAAAGATGATCCTTCTAATAGCTTCATATCATTCTTCATATCTTTAGAGATTGTATCTAAAATCTCTAAAATTCTATCCTTATTTTCCATATCTTACCTCACAATGTATGATTTCTCTCTATATACTTCCCATGCTTAAATAGCAGAAGATTAAGTGTCCCATGCTTGAATGAAAAGATAGCACATGCAATAGCGTTCATTACATTGAGAGAGCATGGGACTATATAATCATCAGGAGTTGAGTCTTTCATTATGTCTTTAAATGTCCTGAACATGTTATTAGTTGAATATCTGTTCATAGGACCATCTGATAGAAAGACTATCTCACCAAACTGTTCTGCTGCAGAAAAGTTATGAGATGATTTATTTACGATGTAGACCTTTTTACTGTATTGCATAGTTGTCTCCTCGGACTGCAGTAAAGTAACTTTCCTATCATTCGGAGATCGTAGGTTTTACGCATTAGGATAGTTAGGTGAAAGCAAGGGTACCAGATCCTTATGGTCTCAAGAAGTATATAATTTCCTATCATATTAACTTCATGATATGTATTATCTACAAACTTCACTAATTTTCCGTACTTCATCAGTCTTCCTCTAACGCTTCGATATCGCTAGGTTGCATTACCTGAAGATTTTTAATGACAGACTCAGGTGCTATAGATTTGACAGTTTCTTTATCACGCATGTCAGTGAGATCACCAGTTGATATGCTTCCAAGTTGGTTTTGTACAAGATCGTTTAAATTTTGAACAAACTTATCTTTTCCTTCTTCTTTAGTCTGTCTAGGAATGTCTGTTTCCTCGAAGGAAATCTCAACTGGCTCATCAAGACAGGTATGATACTCGACAAGGTCTATAATGCGTGCAGCTTTTGGAATTGCCTTGCGAGTTATTTCAAGTTTCATTCCACAATTTTCACAATAGACGTGTTTCATTTTAATATCTCCTTTTAGTTTTTACGTCTGGTTCATTTTTTGGTTATGCAGTCTACCTATCTCCACTCCCCTGATGCCATCCACAGCGCGATGCGAATGGCATGTATACCCAAGACCAAAACTCTCCTTTTTTTATAACTTCCTTAGTATGATCACCGAGACTGACAATTGCTTTATTGTCTTTAATCTCTCCCACCACCTTATATTTTTTATCTTGTATCGTGATATACATATTTAACTCCTTTTAGGTATAACGGTTAAATAACCAGCGTGATTTTTATATTTGATTCATTTTTCTCTCTTTATTTATTAAGTGTCAGGGACAGGATTCGAACCTGCATGAGGGTACGCTCGCCTGTTTTATTTCACACAGCCGGTTCCCTCTGGGCTATCCTAGCGTCTTTCTCGGACTTGTTTGATCCTTAGATCGTTCCACCGAGCCAATGGTAAGCCAGCTTACTGCAATGAGTATGAAACTTACCAATTCCGCCACCCTGACATTACTTAATTAATCAACTTCCCTTATCTCAACTTTAAACATTTCCCAGGGTTTATTACTTGCAACATATTCCACAAGA